CGAGAGACGGCTCGCAGTGCCTCCCGTCCGTGGCGGCCAAGGTATTGAAGGTCCACCACGCCGATGACCCGTGGGTCGAATCGTTCTGCGAGTTCAAGCAGCTGGAGAAGGTGGACCAGTTCCTCTCGGTGTGGTTGAAAGAGCAGAGGAACGGCAGGCTGTACACGCACTTCAACCAGACGGGTACGGCCACGGGCAGGCTTAGCAGCAGCGACCCGGTGAACCTCCAGAACGTCCCGAGCCGAGGCCACTACGGCTCGCTCATCCGGGGCCTGTTCGTGGCGCCGCCCGGGTACATGTTCGTGGATGGCGACTTCAACCAAATCGAGCCACGGCTAATGGCGCACTTCTCCGGCGACCCGAAGATGCTGGAGGCGTTCTGGGACAAGGTGGACATCTATGAGCAAGCTACTGTGGGTGTACTTGGAAAGCGCTATCCGAAGGGTACACCGGAGCGGCAGCTCGTACGTACCTGCTTCCTCGCGCTGGCGTACGGCGCGCAGCCGCCGAAGATTCGGAACAATCTCGCGGAGGAGGGATTCCGGTTCCCGCTGAAGAAGGTCGAGGAGGCGTACGACGGCATCATCAACCTCTACTCCGTGTTCTGGGAGTGGAAGGACGCGGCAATCTCGGAAGGCCGGTCGCTGGGGTATGTTACTACCATCGCCGGTCACCGCAGGCACATCGACTTCTCAGAGAGCTGGAAGGCGGAGCGGCAGGCGGTGAACAGTAAGATTCAGGGGAGCGCGGCAGACATCTGCCAGGACACCCTGGTAGAAGTGGCCCGCCAGCTCCCGCACTGGAAGGCGTGCGCAGCCGTCCACGACGAGGGCTTGTACCTCGTCCGGGAGGAGGGCTTCCCGCACTCCGAGCTGATGCAGTTCCGCCACATCGCAGAGGGAATGTCCGAGAAGTACAAGCTACGAGTGCCCATCGTCTTCGAACCGAAGATGGTGCGGAGCTGGAAGGAAGCCAAGTGAGCCAACGAATCGAGCAGGGCCAGCCCGGGGACTTCGATAACCTCTACATCGTGGTCTGCACCGACTTCCACCAGAGCATGGGTCCCATGCTCGGTCAAGAGCTGGCCGACAAGGTGGCAAAGCAGCTGACGAAGGATAGCCGCTGCACCTTCCGGTCCGTGCCGTTCGAGAGCGTCGTGCGTCAGATGCCGACGCTCGCGGAGGGCGACCCCCGGGCGCAGGCGGGCCGGGGCAACACCAACGAGTACACGGGAGGACAGTACCTATGAACTGGTTCGAGGTTGCAACTGCGGTCTGGGTCGGCACGTCGGCGGCGAGCCTGACGCTCGGCGGGAGCATGCTTCTGCTGAGCAAACTGCGCATGCGCCGGTACAAGAAGGGGATGGACGAGCAGGTGGACGCCATCGTCGAGCGCATCAAGGCCGGGGGGCGGGAGCTGTGAGCACGCTGAACACCGTGGTCGCGACCATCGCCGGTATGGGCATCGTGACCGGCATCCTGGTCGGGTCCTGGCCCATCATCATCTTCTGCCTGGTGCTGACCGCCGTCGCATGGTGGCAGTCCTACCGCTTCGACTCCTGGGTCCTGTCCCCGGAGAATGAGCGGAACCGGCGGAACCGCAAGGACGACAACGTTCCCCCGAGGGGAGACCTGTGCCTCTCGTAGGGGTTGTCAAGCCCAACGCGCGGGAGGCCATCCCCCACGCCGGTACCAAGCCGGAGTGGGTGACCCCCGAGGCATTGCTGGAAGAGCTGGCCGAGGCGAACCTGCTGGACAGCCATTGGACGTTCGAGATGGCGAACGCCGCCCTGTCGCAGGTCCAGAGCCGGGGCGACATGATTAGCACGACCGCCCTCGTGACGTCATGCTTCCGGAACGAGGTCATCAAGCGCCGCGAGGATTACGTGGAGGACTTGAACGAGCTGTACTCCCGGCTCCGGGGGACGGCGGGCCACGGGATGCTCGAGTTCGCCCAGAGCAGTCGCGCCATCGCCGAGGTCCGATTCTTCACGACCATTGACGGTGAGGAGATTTCGGGGCAGCCCGACCTCCTGACGGCGGAGCACCTGCTCGACTACAAGTTCCCGACTGACCAGAACAGTATCCCGATGCAGAACCTGTTCCACAACCAGACGGAGCAGCTGATGATAAACGCCTTCATCTGCCGCCACGCCGAGAGGTGGGACCCCGAGGACGCCGAGCTGGCGTTCGACCCGCGGGACGAGCTGCCGGAGATGGTCGGCATCGTGTTTGTCGGCCCGAAGCGGCCGAAGGTGATGGTGTACAAGCGGCAGGCCGAGGGCATCCGCGGAGTCAACGGCAAGGTGATGAAGCGCCAGCCGAGGCTCCCGTACGTCTGGAACGATGCGGAAGTCCTGGACACCATCCGGCCGCGGCTGCACCTGCTCCGGCGGGCGCTCGAGTCCTACCCGGAGTGGCCGGAGCCCTGGACCAACCCGGACAACAACCACACGTACGACACCGACGAAGTGTGGGGAGGGGAGTCCGGGGACTGGACATGCCCTGGCCCGCCGGTATGCTACTTCCAGACGTGCCTCGCGAAGCGGAAGCCGGGAAGCTACGTCTGGTGATGGTGAAAGAGCTGTACGGTTGGGACCTGACCCTTGCCTGGCTAAACGCCATCGAGGACCTCTTGAACGGGGGCTTCCTGTGTCCGTCCTGCGGCGGGGAGGTGTCGGGCCGAATGCCAGTCACGCACATGCGCAGCTGCCCCGCGCTGGAGGACTACAGGAGGGATTTCCGGGGATGAACTGGCACTTCGACTTCCAGCCGTTCTACCACTCGTACTTGCTGCTGCTGTTGATGACAGCCGCGGCGGTGGTAACCGTGCTGCTGGCGTGGTCCTTGTTCTCGCATTGGCCCGATGATGAGGAATGATAGTACTAACCTCTAGGGAAAGGGACGGCATGAACACCACGAAGAAGCTCCGGAGGGTCCGCGAAGTCCTTCGGTCGGAGAAGGTGGCTGAGAACCAGCCGCTCGACCTGGCCGGGGTCCTCCGGAAGCCCCGCTGGCGTCGGCAGGACAAGTCCATGCGGGCCATGCTCGCCGGAATCGACCCCGACCGCTTCGAGGCTCTGGCGCTCGACGGCTACAAGAACGCGAGCGTGTATCATGGAAAGTGAAATCACCTCCCCCGCGGAGGTAGAGCTTGCAGTCGAGCGCCTGCTCGACCACATGCAGAACTGGCTGAGGACTCAGCCGGAGGCGCTGCTCATCTGGTCGGCGCCTAGGGGTGCGAGGAAGCGGGCAGCTGCCCTACTCGCCGATGAAGTGTTTCGCATCCCGACCCGTGAGGGGCAGCCCGTAAACCGCAGCATGCGCCGCAAGATAACGCGCGAGCTGCTGAGAGAGGAGCGTGAGTGGTGGAAGGGCATCAAGATTGGATGACCGACATGCTCACGAACTACTACGGGGTGGACCCTCGGGACATCGAGACCATCGACCCCGTAGCCATCTGGGAGGACGAAGGATGAAGAAGTTCCTGGCACCACTCGTGGCCGTGGTGGCCTCGCTCGGTCTGATGACCGCCGCGAATGCCACCAAGCCACCCGAGCACAAGGTGACCCTGTGCCACCGAACCGGCTCGGCGACCAACCCCTATGTGGTCATCACGACGGACATCGCGTCGGACGGCTATGTCAAAGGGGGACACAATGACCACGAGCAGGTCGGCAACGGCCTGGGCGGGGACATCATCCCGGCGTACGAGTACACCGACAAGTACGGCGGTGTGTTCAGCTACCCCGGGAAGAACCTCGACTTCGTGTTCCCGAACGGTGAGACCGGAGCGGAGGTCCTGGAGGCAGGATGTGTGCTGACGACGGACGAAAGTCCTACACCCACACCCACATCGTCCCCATCGGACAGTCCGACGCCATCACCGTCGAGCACGAGCACGAGTTCCACCCCGCCCCCCACCGTCACGATTACTCCGCCTTCGCCGAATGGGCCGAAGAAGGGCGTCGTGCCGCCAAAGAAGACAGCCTTCACCGGCATCAACCCCTGGTTGTACGTCGCGGGTGGCGGTCTCTTGCTGCTCGGATTGGCCTCGCTCTACGCCGCAAGAAAGCGTAGCATCGGCTAAGCTGACAGCACCTTACATGCAAAAGGACCCCCCGGTTGGGGGGTCCTTTGCTTTGCCGGGAAGGGGAGGAAGCTTCCCGACGGGTTCGTTAGTGGATGAAGGCCTTTGTCAACAGCTCAGCGACGATAACGCCGACAGCAACCGCGGACATAAGCGCGGCCCAATAACCAATGGTCATGGGTTCACCTCCTAACTCCTTCCTTGTCAGGGGAAGGCTTCAGTATGATTCAGTATGATTCAGTTAGATTCAGTCATATAAACCCGTTTGCCCAGGTCACACGAGGAGTTTTTTATGACAATAAATCCGCAATCATACTAAATCATACTTTGTTATTCTACCGGCGCCTCCGTGTCCACAGCGAAGGGAACGCCGGTGGTCTGCTCCTTGAGGTAACCCACGAGTGCGCGGCCCCCAGCGTAGACGGCGGCTAGCCCCGCGGCCTTCAAGCCAGGGAGGTCAGTCGTGTCCGTAAACGCGAGGAAGCCCGCGAACGAAGTGAGGAACGCGGCGGCGAAAGCCAGCGCGGAGTTCTTGACAAGCGGTGGTAGATTCGTGAACATGACGCCTCCTATGGTTTGTGGAGCAGGGGAGCCTCGAGCCCGTACTGGGTGAAGCACTCCTCTACGTCCTGGGGGTCCCGGCCGGTGTCGGTGACCGGCAGGGCGAGTACGCAAGCCTGCGCGAGGTTGGCGTGCAGGGTGTCGTCCTGAACCTGCTTCTGCTCGGCCGTCTGGCCATGGAAAGCGACGGTCACCCCCACGACGATGATGAGGGCGATGACGGCGCCGGAGACAATGGTCCGTAGCGTCGCAAGTGCTTGGTCCTTGAAGGTCGGTTTTGTCCGGGCTCCGAGGAAGTTGGCAATAGGGACTTCCACCGTCGCGTGCTCATGCTGCCCGTGACCCACGCCGTTGAGTTCTTGCTCGTGCTCTGTCATTATCCAATCACCCCCCGGAAGACGGCAACGAGGGCAGTCAAGACACCGGCACCAATACCGACGAAGACCCCATTCATACGTCCTTCGAGCTTCTCTAGTCTGGTGCGGTTGTCGGTCATGCCCGCTATGGCCGCGAGCATCGTGGCGTTCGCCACCTCCTGCGCCGTCTTCAGGCTGGCCACCTCTTTCTCAAGGCCCTCTATCTTGGTGTAGAGTACCCCGGTGGTAATCCTGAAGCCCTGGTCGCCGTTGTCGGTCGTCATGCTACGCCGTCCAGCCGAAGCTCCAGTGCCACGGCTCATCGGGCCGGGCCTGGGTAAAGCCGACCTGCTTCATCAGCTTCACGAACTCCTCCTCGTCCTTGTTGGAGAGGCTGTCCCGCCAGACGGTATCCACGTCGATGGCGAGGGCCTGGCAGTGCAGGCCGACGCTCGGTGGCGCGTACCGCTTCGGGTCTTTCGCGTACAGCTGCGCCTGCAACTCGCAGGTGCGCGCGCTGCCGGTGACCTTCACTTCCTGACCGAGATGGGCCTCGACAACGCGCAGAGCCTCGATGGCCGGGCGCTGCATCGTGATGGAAATGTGCCGGAGCCGATGAGGGATGACCCCCGACGGCTTCCGGTAGAACCGGCTCGTCACGATGTTCTCGAAGTCGTCCTTGCAGCCTCCGGCCAGCCGGAAGACCTTGCCGAACTTGGTGTCCTTAGTCTCGAGTGCCATTACAGACCTCCCTGCGGGTTCACGCCCGCGGCCAGCAGCACGTTGTTGCTGGCTCCGTACATGTTGTTAAGGTCCTCGGTGGTAGGCACCGGGTACCCCATGTCCTTCAGGTATTCAATCTGGGGAAGGACCTGCCCGTAGTAGAACCGCAACTCCTCGTTTCTCATGTCGGTCTCCCCGAAGGGGCGGAGGCCGATGCCCGCCATCGTAGAGACAATGGTGCCCGCGCGAAGGTGCGAGCGGGTGGGCTCCTCGTAAATCCAGTTGCGGAACCGGCTAAACACCGGCACAACCCCGAGGACATTCTGGAGCTTGTCGTCGATGAAGTACTGGCCGGTGGCGCCGACTTTACCGATGCCGATGTGCTGCAGCATCTTTCCCATGAAGGTCGGGACCCAAGGCACCGCCACTGGGGCGCCCTCGATGGGCTTGCCGGTGAACAGAGATTTCTCGGTGACGTAGCTCTCCAGGAACGGCCGGAGCAGCGGGAGCGCCTGTGAGAAGAACTCGCCCGCGCCCTGGTACAGGTCGTTCATCGGCAGGTCGGCGGTCACGAGGTTCATTGCCTCCGACGTGCTGCCGGGTGTCGGGACTACCAGTCCCTCCTGCATCCATGCCGGGAGCTTCTTCTGGTCCTCGTCGTCCAGGCCGACTGCCTGCCACGCCGCCTCGCGCGCGTGGAGCACGGCCATCAGCTTCCCAGGCTTCTCGAACAGCGTGTGAATCTGGAGCGGGGTGTTGGTCCGCATCCACTTGTAGAACGGGAGGACGTCTCGGACGGCGCCGTACTCCCAGTCCGAGAGGTCGCCGTAGTCGCCGTGCCTCATCATCGTGAACAGGTGGGCACCCATGAAGTCCCCGTCCATCTGCTTCATGCCCTGCAGGAAGCTCGCGCCGCGGAGCATGTTCTCGGTCATTTCCCCGGTGCCGCGCAGCTTGCCAGCTATGAAGCGGCCGGGCTTCCCAACCGTTGTACTGCGGCCCATCGCGGTATCGAGCACCGTCCACGGGCTGTTCGCCGGGCGCTCCATCTCCTTGTCGAGAAGCTCGGCCCCGATTCGGGCCTCGCCGAACGAGCGAGAGTTGGCGGCGTTGATTCCGTTCTTCACCATCAGGTCGGAGAGGTCTCCGTACGTCGGCTCGAACCCGAAGTAGTACTGCTTCAGTCCGTGCTTGCTGAGGAACTCCTTGGAGAGCTTCCGGGTGGACCACTTGGCGGCCTCGCCCTCGGCGCCGGTCTCAATCTCCCGGCGGGCGCGCATCATGCGGAAGGTCTCGACGTAGTCCTCGTACTGCACGCCGCCCAGCCAGTTATTGAACCAGCCGCCCATCGCGTTCCGGACATGGAAGCCGGGCCAAGCCCAGGTCGCCCACTCCTTCCAGAAAGACAGGAATCGGCGCCACGTCTTCTGGAACTCGTTGAGGTGCTTGTACCCACGGGCGGCGAAGTTCATCTCGTCGGCCATCGAGGCGGGCATGTACATGCCGTCCAGGCCGGGCAGCATCACCTTGCTCATGCCGACCTGGTTCGGGTCTCCGATGTGCAGCGCGACCTTCGGCTCGGCGACTCGGGCCTCGGTGCCGAAGCGGATTCGGTTCCACTCCTCCATCACGTCCCGCATCGTCTGTGTCTGCCAGTCCATCCGCATCGCGGCATGAGCCAGCTCGTCGTTCCGGTTGTCGAGCTGCTTCCGCAGACCCGGTTTCAGGTTCTCCAGTAGCTCCTGCGCGTACCGGCGGCGAAGCTCGGTCGCCTGCGGGGAGAGGTTCTGGTTGCGGATGTCCTTCCTCAGGGCCTCGAGCGTCGTGATGCCGTGGTCCTGGAAGTCCTGCTTCATCAGCGTGTAGCCTTGGCCCTTGTACTCCGGGTCCGGGAGGCGCATCGTCTCAACGTTCCCGGTGTTCTTGTCGCGCCAGCGATAGGCGGCCACCCGGCCGTCTTCGGTCTTCGTGAAGTAGTAGTCGCGCTTGCTGTTCGAGAACTTGAACAGACCGTCTCCGAGGTCCTCGGCATCCACCTTGGCTAGGCTCTTGTTGACCCTCGCCATGTACCGCTCTACTTCCTCGCGCGTCATACTGCCCAGGTCGCTCTCGGGGTTGTACGAACCGGCGAGCGCGCGGGCGGTCATTTCGGACTGCTTGTCCAGACTGTTCTGGAGGCGCTCGTGCAACTGGGCGACGGTCGTCTGGAGGTGCTCGACCTCGCGCTGCCCCGCCTTCGCGTCTCTCTGCTCGATGCGGGCGACCTTCTGGGAGATGCCCCAGAGCTTCTCCGACTGCTTCGAGAGCCAGCCGCCCTGGTTCATGAATGCCTTGGACGGCGTGCCCTCGTACCTCGGGCCGACGAACTTCGAGACGTACGGCGAGCGGGTCAGGCCCAGACGCTCCAGGCGCTTGGCCTCGCGCCCGAGGAAGACGCTACCGGCGTCGTTCGCCATGCCATCCACGTAGGCGTTGATATTCCGGGAGATGTCTCGGTCGAGGACCTGGTAGTCGTCACCGATGGCGAAGCCGCGCTCACGGAGACTCTGCCGAATGTGCGCCTCGGCCTCCGAATACGTCATGTCCTTGGTCTCGCGGCTCATCGCCGCGTCCCACTCCTCCGGCGTCCGGCGCTCGATGAAGCCCGGCTTGCCCCGCATCAGCTCGTGGACCTCCGGCGTCATGCGCCGATGATAGAAGCCGAGGTCGGGCATGTCCACCGGGGCGTCCTGGCTCAGCTCCCAGATGGGCGCCTTCTGCCCGGTGGTCAGGCCACCGTCGAAGACCACGCCGCGGAGCTTGCCCTCTTCCTGAATGAGTACCCCGTCGTGCCCCATCTCGCGCATGAACTGGGTCTTGAGTCGCGCGTGGAGGGAGGCCTGGGCCTCCAGGGTGACGCGCTTCATCTCTTGCGTCATGCCCTCGGGGTCGAGTCCCATGCCGCGCAGGACCTCCTGCACGCCCGGGTCTACCTTCGCCCACTTCTTAGAGTCGGCCAGCAGAGCGGGAATCTTCTCGTCCCATACCTCGCTAGTGGCCTTCATGGTCTCGGTCGCGAACTTGTCGGCGTCGGCGTACACGTCGCTCATGTCGGCGACCGGCCGCTTGCCCTGCGCGATGAGCTTCTCGGCGTCCTTGTTGATGTACACCGGGTTGTCCATCGCCACGACCGCGCGCTTGCGGGGACGCCCGAGCGGTTCCTTGAACTTCGCGACGGTGGTCTCCGGCTCCGGGTTCTGGACGAACGTCTTGCCAACGATATCCCTGAACCGGGGCTCGTTGGCCGCCCGCTTGCCGAGCGCCTCGCCGAGGATTTCGTCCATCGAGGACATCTCGGCGTCCAAGGCGCCGGGACCCATGATTTCCAGGTAGTCGCTGGGAGGCATCAAACCCCATGCGCTGTCCTCGGAGAGCGGGTCTCCGAAGATGTGCCCGGCCAGCTCATCTTTCTCGGCCCAGTCCAAGCCCTGCGAGCGGCGGAGCCATTCTTTCACGCGCGGGTCATCGCTATGCCGAGACATGTGCCAGGCGTCGATGCTGTCCAGCTTCGCGGCCCAGTATTCGCTGTCCACCTCGGAAGGAAGCTCGTCCAGCTTCGCGTACGGACCGAGCATTTCCTGCCACTTTGGGTCGAGCGCCTCGATTTGCGCGAAGCTGTCGATGGCGTCCAGGTGGTCCTCGGGAACCCCGAACGCGGCGGCCAGCTGCCTCACGTCGGCGCTCAGCTCCACGTCCCGCGCCTCGGTGAAGTTCCCGACCTTCATCGGTCCCTCGTCCGTGAGGTCAACGAGTTTGGCGGTGTCGCCGTTTTCCATCGCGTCCAAGAGGTTCTGGACGAAGTCAGTCTGGGCGGCCTGCTCCTCGGCGTGAGTCAGCCGGGTGCCACCGGCGGGCTTCATCACGGGGAGGCCGCCTGCACGGGCGTCGGCGATGGTCTCGGGGTCCGGGACCCACTCGACGTGCAGCCGCTTGCCGGTGCCTTTCATCACGTCCACTCTGTGGTGGCCGTCAATCATCATGTACTCGCCCGTGTCCGGGTCGTAGACGATGCGGACTCGCTCCTTCTGGCCTTCCTTCTCCAGCATATCTCGGAAGGCGGCGGCGCTTCCGCCGTGCGTCTCGTCGTACTCCTTGGGGGCGATGCGCTCCAGCGGGTCCCAGGCGTCCTGAAGCTCCTCGGCCGTCATGGTGTCGGGCTGGTCCCAACGGACATCCTTCTTCGGCGTGAGGCCGATAGAGTCGCGGAGGTCTTGCTTTACCTTGTCAAGCTCGGGGGTGAACTTCAGTTCGTCAGCGGGCTGCGCGGCCCGGTCCAAAGTCGGCAGTGTTGGCGGCTCTAGCTTGGGTGGCAACATGCCTGAAGGCCCGTCAGGCTCGGGAGATAGAGGACCACCTCCCTTCGGGTTCTCGGGGAAAGGCGACGCCTCCTCGGCCTCGCGCACGGCATAGCCGCGCCCGAACTCCGAGTCCGTGATGTGCTCGAGCCCAAAGCCCGGCGTGTCGGCGGCGCTCTCCAGTCTCTGTTCCAGTTCGAAGGTTCTGCCGTGCTGGGCCGCGTGGCCTGTCTCGACCACCTGCCGGTTGGCCGGGTTGATGACTGCCCGGTCGGCCGTTCGGATGGTGGAGTCGGCGACGTGGCCGGTCAGCTCGTTGCGCATCGTGCGCGTCTGGTTGCTGATGACGCGGTACAGGCGGGCGGCGTACAGCGCCTCGGGGGTCGCCTTGTCCTCGGCCTCTTTGACCAGTGCGCGGCGCGCCTCGTTCTTCTGGAGCATCGAGGTCATCTGGTCTTCGGGCAGGCCCTGCTGGCGGATGTTGTCCGCGAGCATGTCGTACCACTTGTCGGCGCCCATCGCCTGCGCCTCCTCAGAGGGCAGGCCCTCCAGGAGCTTGATGACCAGCATGTCGTCGCCGGTGTCGGCGAGGACCTTGCGCTCGTTGGCATGCAGCGTCCTCTGGACGGCGGGCTGAGACAGCGTACCGCCGTTCCACTTCTTGATGGGGTCCCCAACTTCATTCAGTAGGAGTCCCTGGTCGGCCCCATCCTGAAGGATGCTCGGGGCGAACCTGTTCTGGGTCTCGATGGAGATGGCCTCTCCCTGAAGGGCCTTCTTCATCGTGTTCACCGTCTTACGGGCGTCCGTGGCCAACTGGCCCCCGAAGCCGCCGCCACGCACGAGAGCGAACGAGCCCAGGTTCCTGGTGATGCCGCCGATTTGCCACGAAGCCTGGGCGAATGCCGTGCCAACGCGGCCGCTCACGCCGTCGCCGAACATCTGTGCGACCTGCGGGGTGACGCTGGCGAGCTTGCTCCACCCGCCTTCCGTCGCGGCCTGGAGAGCCTCGAGCCCCACGCTCCCTTCGAGCGCGCCGGACTCAACGGCCTTCATGATGCGCAGCTGGCCGGACAAGCCGGAGAAGAATCGGCGCCCTAGACTGAAGTCGAGCTTGCTGGTACCCCAGAGGGCCGGTGTGATGATGCGGATGCCTGGGAAGGAGAACCTCACCCCGCCTTCGAGAGCGGAGGCGTAGCGACCGGCCATGTACTCCGCGCGGGAGCCGAACATGCCCGTGGACTTCATGCCCTGCAGGACGCCCTTGGTCGCCTCCAGGTCTATCCCCGCGGCCTCTGCCATCTCAGGACCGATGCGCTGCAGCCCGAACTTCCCGATGAGCTTGTGGGCGTTGTCCATCGACCTGATGGCGCCGTTGACGATTTCGCGGTCACCCTCTTTGAGCGCGAGGCTCAACGGGCCGCCGACGAAGTCCCTGTCAACGACGCTGAGGTCCTTCGTGAGGGCGCCCCACCGTCCGAGGCGGCTCATGCTGGCACTCTGCTCGGTGACGTTGTGCAGCAAGAGGTTCAGCGCGGCGCCTCGGGACTCCTCGGCGGTGGCCGTCGCGAGGTCAATACCGAGGGACTCCCCTGCCCGGGCGGCGAGGTCGTCTAGGGCGGTGGCGCCCTTGGTGAGCATCGTGCTCTTGAATACAGCTTCGGCCCCGACCCTGGTGGCCGCGGCGCGGCCAACAGAACCGAGGCCCATTGTGATGTACGTGGTGGGGTCCACCGCCATGTCGAGCCCGAACGAGACGATGCTCTGCGCGATGGAGGAGAACATGTCGTGGCCGGACAGGATGCCGTACTTGTCCATGACATCAATCATGGACGCGTCAGAGTGGCCGGAGAGGGCGTCCCCAATGTTCTTCCAGACGCCATCCTCCGAGTCCGTCAGGATTTCGGGGATGATATGCGCCGGACGACTGATGAACTCGAGCGCCTTGCCAAGCGGGCTCGACGCCACCGTCTGGAGGACGCTACCCCAGAAGCCGGGACCGTCGTCCTGGGTCTGGTCAACGTTCGTCCGCTGCGATTGAAGCTGCTGGGCCAGCTCCGGGTTGACCTGTTGGAGCCGGGCGATGGCCTTGTCGGTCTGTGCCATCGCGTCGTCGAGCGTGAGCGTGTTGTCAGGCGCCGCCGAGGAGCCCATCACCGCCGTCATCCGGTCGAGCAGGGACCCGCCCGCCGGAGGAGTCGCCGGTGACATGAACTGCGTCGGCGGCGGCAGGTACGGCTGCATGAACGGCCCCCGCTCGGTCGGGCTAAGCCCGTACGTCTGCGGGTCCGGTTGCGGTGTTGGGAACGGCTGTGGTGCAGGGAATGCCTGCGGGGCCATTACCATGTGCTACTTCCTCCCTACGTTTGTGGTACGAGGTTTCCGCTAGAGTCTCGCGTCCAGCCCTTCGGAGGTCCGGTGTACGCACCGGACGCGCCGGAGAACAGCGACACGGCGCCTCCGAGCGGGTCTCCGCCGAATATCTGGTCGAGCGGCGAAAGGATTCGGTTGATGCCTTCTTCGATTGTCTGGCCGCCGTATGCTTGCCCGGGGTTGGTGGTGACGGTTTGCAGGCCGCCGAGCATCACGCCGTCTGAGAGGGAGCTAGCGATGGCGGGTTCGCTGGAGTAGGTTGGGAACATTGAGTGGACTTGGGAGACGGTCGTGTTCCTGACCCAGCCAAGGTCCACGATGCCGTTGTCGCCCATGTGGGCGTCGGCGCCCTGGAACACCTGGAGCGCGATAGTCGAGAGGACGCCCTGAGCCGTGGGGTCAACCGCGTTCGCCGTCGCGAAGTCGGTCGCGGCCTTGGCGAGGTTCTCCTTGTCCGCATCCGACAGGTTGCTGGCCTGGTCCACCAAGGCTCCCATTGCGGCCGAGACTGAGTTGACCACTTGAGGGGCGGCCTTCAACGCGGCGTCCGCATCTGCCTTGTCCTGCATCCTGGTCTGGAGCTGGAACATCTTCTTTTGCTGCTGGAGTTCGAGCTGAGCCTGCGCTTGCATCATGAAGACTTGGTTGTTCTGGTCGATGATGCTCTGGAGGATGGCTCCCCTCGCGGTCGCGTCCATCTGCTTCATGTCGATGCCGATTCGGGCGGCGTAGGCTTCCGCGTCCTTGATGGCGGTACGGGCCGTGACGATGCCGGGCATCGCCTCCTGGTCCACGCGCTTCAGGGCCGCTCGCTGCGCCACCGGGAGTGCCTGGCGCTCCTTGCGGTACGTCTGCTCGCTCTGAGCCGCGGCGGCCGAGAGTGTCCTGGCCTGGCCAGTGCGGCTCGCAGCCGTTTTGACGCCGACGGCGGCGCGTGCGGCGGCGGGCCCGAATACACGGTTCACCTCGCCGCTCATCGCAGTGCCGTACTGGTTGACCGTCTGCTGTCGGGACCGTTCGACCTTGCGCTGCTGCTGCTTGGCCTTGGCCTTCAACGATTGGACCTGTCCCACCGTCTTGTGGGCTACGAGGGTGCTGTAGTCTCCTGCGCGGGCCATCGTTCTCCTCTACCTGTACATGTGGGGGCCATAGCGGGCGCCGGGGCCGTTCAAACGCCTGTCGGCCCGCCTGTCGGTCCTGGTATAGTTGCCGTCAGTGGAACCAGGCTGGTTGCGGCCATTGCCCGGCGTCGCATACGGGTTGACGGGGTGGTTCGCCATCTGCCGCAGCGCCTTGTTTTGCTGCCGCTGCGCGCGGAGCTGCTTCAGGGCCATCTCCATCTGCGCGTCGTTGGAGATTTCGCTGGCGTGGGCCTGCATGCGGGCAATCTTCATCTGGAGCTGGTTCTGCTCCTCCTGCTGTTGGAGCGTCATCCGCTGCGCGATTGCCTGCGACTCGACGCCCTGGACGCCCTGCTCGTACTGGAGTGAGGCGGCCGAGCCCTCGAGCCTGTTCTCGGCGAGCTGGTCGTACAGCTGCCGGTTGACGTCCGTTACGCCGGAGACGACATCGGCCTTGATTCCGGCGCGGCTGGAGAGGTCCGAGCTGGAGCCGAGCATCCCACGCTCCAGGGAGGCGTTGACGCTCTCGGACATCTGCCCGATGCCCTGCTGCCGGAGGTCTTGGCGCATCACCTTAGCGTCCCCGCGCAGTCCTACCCTCTGCTGCCGGAGCCCGGCGAGAGTGTTGTACAGCTGCGACTGGAGAGTCTGGAGCTGGCCGTAGTAGTTGGCGGTCGCGGCCGGGTCTAGCGTGGGCAGGTTCCCGCCGCTGATGCCCTCGGGCTTGATGAGTGGGATGTTCTGCTTGGACGACATGTTGTTCATCGTGTTCCTCTTGCGGCCGGGCGCGTTGCCCTGGCCGAGCTGTCCCTTGGGCATGACCATTCGCTAGTACCTCGTACCAAGTTCGGAGCCCGGGATGCAGAGGGGCTCAGAGGTGTCAAAGGTTGATATCAAGTCGAGCGCCTGTGGTACCGGGTCCTGACCACCTCGGTATCCATGCCGAACCCGTGGAGCGACACGATGGCATTGGCGTTGCCGGAGACCTTGACGCCCTCGGCGTAGGAGACGTGGCCGGAGGGGCCGACGGCACCCTCGACGTACTCGGCCTGACGGGTGGCCTGGCCGGTCAGGGTCCTGGTGACCGTCGTCACGTAGCTGCTGGCGGCGTCCACGAAGTTCTTGTACATGCGGATGGTGACCTGGGAGGCCGCCTCCCCGCCCAGGAGCGCCCACACCCTCCGGATTCGCCGCTCGTTCCTAGTGGTGCCGAACTGGAACCACGCCGAGCGGTACACGAAGGCGATGTCGTCGGTGTCAGCGGAACCGTCGAGCGCCTCCCAGTCATCGTCCGTGAAGACCTCGTTCCCAGGGTCATCCACGTACTTGAACAGGGTCGGAGTCTGCCCCGCGGCGCCGGTGATAGCCGTCGAGAAGAACAGCTTCTCTGTACCCTTCGTCGTGCCCACGGCCATATCCAGGATGGGGAGGTCGGTGAGCCAGAAGCTCCCGGTGCGTGGGTCGTACACCAGCGTCTCGCAGGTTCCCTCTGGCACGGGGAGAGAGAGCCAGAGGAAGCCGTCATGAGCGCGGAGATTTGCGAACCAGTTCTGGTCGCCATCCGTCTCGTCGCCGCCGGTGTCGAGCACGGTGTCAATGCGGGCCTTCAACCATTTGCGGACGTTCTCCGCGCCGGGCGTCGGCTTGATTTGGGTTCCGTCGGTGACGTTGAAGACTCCCCTGCGGTCTACCGAGTACACCAGGCCGTCCTGCTCGACCGAGCAACCGACCGAGAGAGAGCCGAAGTTGCCGAGCTTCCGCAGAGTCCAGCTGGCTTCGTTCGTCCCGCTGAGAACGAAGGACTGCCAGCGACCGTAGAAGATGAGGTAGTTGCCGAGCGCGGCCATGCCCCGCAGGCCGTCTCCGCCGGTGAAGGGGAGGTCGAACCAGCCACCGCCGTCGCCGTCGAAGTCGTCTCTCGGCGCCCAGTCTGTCGGGTCCCAGTCCAGGTCCGCGATGTCCGCGTCCTTCTCGGGCTTGGCGGGCGCACTGTACTGGACCCGGGAGAGGTTGTCGTCGTCGTCGGAGCGGACGAACAGGCGGCCGCCCCAGTAGGCGCCGACACCGGTCTTGCGGGGGATAGGGTTCTCGAACCAGTCGGCCGTGATGTCGCCGTCGTCGTCGAGTATGTTCGGCAGCCGGACGCGCTTCCAGTACGTCGCCGTGTTGGCGCCGGTCCCCGGCTGGTCCGCATCGGAACCAGCGGTGTGGGACTTGATGCACTCGAACGAGCGCCAGTACGTGTCGCCGCCCTCGGCCGCTTTGCGAGAGACCTTCTCCCCCTTGGAGTACCGCTGGCCGGACTCCCACTGTTTGTATCGGATACCGCGGGAGGCGACGTAGTACTTCGTTCCCTTCTTGACCGTCTGACCCTTCTTGAAAGCGTAGTTACGGGCCTTCTCGTTGGCGCCGGGGCTGGTGCTGTCAACCCACGTATCGACGTTGGGGGTCATCGGGCTCGCATTGTAGCCGGTCGTTGGGTGCCAGGACACCGGTGCGTGCCCACGGGTTCCGGCGTACCAAGTGCCTTCCACGATGGCGAACCACCAGTCGCGGTCGGCCCGAGTCCACGAGACTCCAACCGTATCGATCCGGGTGAAGCTCGAGGCTCCCAGGTCATATACCCAGATTTGGATGTTGTTCGCAGAGGCGTTGGTGCCGTTCGAGAGGATGCACATGACATAGTGCTTCCGGTCGCCGGACACCACCGTCTCGTAATACGACACCTGCCGAATGTAGTGGCTGGCCGACAGCGAGGAGATGCGGCCGCTGTTCAGCCGAGTGAATCCGTTCCGCAGCCGCAGTTCGCTTCCGAACGGCATCGGCAGGAGGTTGAGCACCTCTGGGGTACCGTTCATCGGCACCGCCGCCTCGGCGGCGTCGGGGTTCCACCCGGCCGACAGGTCGGACAGCTCGATGCGGTTGGGCGCGACCTCTATCGGCACGGTGCCTCCTACGTTACCATCGCCCAAACGTCTTGGTCGTCCAACTCAGGGACTACTGCCGTTTTGGTCGCAAGGATTCTGGTGTCGTTCTTCTTCGCCGCGGTGAGGGCGGGGTTCTTGAACTGCACGACCCACCCGGAGTAGAAGACGCTGCTGGTCCACGTCGCGGTGTGCGTACCGTCTGCGGTGAACTGGAGGTACTGGACCTCCATGCTCTTGACGGTGGACGTGTCCACCAGTTCGGTCCACGTTGCGCCGGTAGTGTCGTGCGTGGTCGCCTCCGCGGCGGCGTGGGCCCACATACTGACCGAGAGCTGCTCGGCCACGGACCAGTCGGCGCTTGGGGACCAGCTGATAGAGCCTCCGGTGTTCGTCCCGTTGGTGCTCCCGCTCGCGTAGATGGGGTCCGTACCGTCGTTCTTCTGGGAGAAGGGGACGCTCAAGATTCCGTACCGGCCGGAGGTCGGGGTGCGGCTGAACGTCAAGCTGCCGGTGGCCGCGATGCCCGGGTTCGTCGGCGCTCCGTAGGCGTAGAACGCTACGTGGTAGTCGTTGCCGTTGATGAACCCGGCAATCTTCGTCCATGTCATTCCGTAGGCGGTCACGGTAGCAGTGTCGGTGAATGCAGCGCCCGAGGAGACCGAGGCCCAGAGCAGATACGTGGTGTAGTTCTGGGGCGTGACCGTGCTTAGGGTCGTCGTGGCCCCGGCCGTGCTGACGCCGGTAGGTGCCTGTTCGACGACGGGGATGACCAGCACTAGAACTGGCTCCCGTCGATGAGGATGTGCGGGGTGCCCTGCAGGTATGCGCTGTTCGTGGTGGTGGCCGGGACTGCGATGACGCCCAACGACGTGTACGAGGTTCCCGAGATGGTGACAACCTCTCCGAGTGGCGGGCCGATGGTGCGAGTGAGGGTGTTGTCTCCGCCCGGCAGGAACACGACTGCCTCGGGGAGCGTGGCGAAGTTGGCGCGGGCGACGCCATTCACGCTGTCGGTCGGGTATGAGCCGCCGTGCAACCAAGCGGGGAACACGATGTACGGCTCCGCGTAGTACAGGCTGTTGCCTTGGCCTGGGCGGCCAAAACGGCTCTGGTTCGCTTGGTTGTTCGAACCGGACGGACCGTCAACGTCGAAGCACCACCAAGTAAGGCGCGCGGCCTGCAGCGCGCCGGGTTCGCGCGACGTTCGTACATTGCAGGTGGGGGTCGCGGTCGCCGCGCTCACGCCCCACGACCCGTTGGTGACAGCGTTCGAAGTAGTGAGGCCTGCCATGAGAAATACGTTGGTTGTGCCGGTGTTGATGTCGCCTTGGTACGAAAGCACTCCGCCATGGCACACGTACGGGATGCCGCCCGCGTGTGTCGCGATGACGAACCTGCTGGCGTTCACGCCCATCCAGTATTGGAAAGCACCGCTCGTCACGGTCGTAACCTCAATCCAGCCGACCTTCTGCGTGGTGCCGGTAGACTGGAACAACGTCAAGAAGGTGTCATCCAGCGCATAGTTCGCCGTCGGGGTCTTGTTCGATGCGGCGTTGCACCCGAGCACCGCCCACTTGACCGTTCCGGTCGCGGGCGCTCCGGCGGAGCTGGAGTCGTACTTCTCGGCGCAACGGATGCGCAGGCGGTTGTTGGTGTCGTCCACCTCGATGAACACGATGCAGCCGGTGTAGACGCTCGACGCAACGGTCGTCGCAGCGGTCACCCACACCTTGTTGGCGGCGGTGGTACCGGCCGTCGCGGCCGATATATCCGAGAGGTTCGTCCATCCGGCGGCGGTGAACAGCGTCGCCCAGGCGTTGTACAGGTCCGTCGCCGGGGTCGCACTGTTGATGCTTGCGGTCGTGAGTGCCATTTCGCTCCCTAGGTCTGGTAGGTGAAGGCGATGTGAACTGGAAGTAGTCGGTCTCGGTGAACGTGAGCGTATCGGGCACCCGCTCGGTTCCGAGGAAGCTGCCCGCCGAGAGCGAGGGCTTCGTGGCCGAGGGGAAGATGCTCGTCCCGTTCTTCAGTACGTCCACGGTGACGGCCGACAGCGGGGTGACGGTCGCGTTCAACCGGATGCCGGTGATGGAGCCCCTCACGCGCGGATAGATGCGCTTCCCAAGGCCCAGAGGCACCCGCCTCTTGGAGGTCCAGAGGATATCGCCCTTCTTTCGGGCGTCGGGCGAGGACACCGGGAACGGGTAATCGTCGTCATGGTCGTGAGGAACCAGCCCGGCCGTCCCGGTCCCACCACCGCCCGCGCCGGGGGGTCCGGTAGCGCCGGTGTCTCCCTTAGGCCCCTGAGGACCGGGGATGGGCCAGCCATCGTCGCCGTCTTCCCCGAAGACCACGAGTCCGGGAGGACCCTGAGGGCCGACAGCGCCGTTCGTACCCGCGGCTCCGGCAGCTCCAGCGGCTCCTTGACCGGCGAGCCGGTGAATGGCGAAGAAGCTCGTCGTGCGTGCTTGAATGGTCCCGCCCGAGGTCTGCGCCCCGCATAGCTCGACGTAGTCGCCGTTGTTCAAGTAGTACATGGTGCCGACGTTTACGCCCGCGTTCTCGCCCGTGCCTGGGGGCCGGATTCGCGTGTTCACGAGGAACGTACTGCCGTTCAGCTGTACGCTTGCCCGGCGTTCTCCCGTGGGGTCCGCATCGTAGTTGATGTTGCCCTCGATGATGTAGTACCCGGCCTTGCCCGTGGGGATGGTGAAGCGCGTGTTGTTCGTCGCGTTGTCGTGGTACCCGTCGGTGTCGTAGTCCTCTTGGTCCCAGGTGATTTCGACGGTGGTCCCCGCACCGCTGATGTTCTGCCCAGCGGACTTGGTGACGCGGACGCCCGCATCTACGGAACCCGTCGCACCAGCCGGTCCTTGGGGTCCTGGAAGAGGCCAATCGAAGGCGTCTTCGCCGTCGTATCCGGGGACTCCCTGCTGGCCTGCCGGTCCCTGGGGGCCGGTGGGACCCGTGCCGCCCGCAGGACCGGGGACTCCGGGGTTGGGCCAGACGTACTCCTCGTCGTGGTCATGAGGCACGAGCCCGGCGGTACCGGTGCCGCCTCCGGAGCCAGCCGGACCCGTCGGACCTGTGGGACCCTGCGGACCGGGAGGACCGGGGATGGTCCACTCGAAGTGGTCGTGCTCCGGCATGATGGTGTCGCCGAGGGGGCCGCGGCGCTTGCCGACGCCGCCGGTCCTGGTGGCTTCCGGCACTGCGTCCGCAATCCACTTCGTGCCATCCCACTTCAGCACGTCGTCGGTGACGGGCGTATCTGTCGAGTCTGAGTCGCTGTGGTCGGTCGAGAGGACGTTGTGGTGACGGTTGTGGTGGTCGTCCTCGGAAACGCCTTCCAGCTCATCGTGGTCGTTGGTGGCATTCCCGGAAGTGCCGACCGCTTCCACTTCGTCACCCTCAACCTGGACGCCGAGGAACTCCATGATTTTCTCGACATCAGCCGCGAGCTTGTTCAGTTCTTTGACGTTGCGGCGGTTGGTACCTTGGATGCTGTCGAAGTTCTGCTGAACCGCTTGGCGGTGGCGGTCGAAGTCTTCTTTCCTTACCTGTTCTTCGTCATTCACGGAAACATCCTCGGCGCGCTCACGTCGTACGGCAGTTCGGAGGCGACGAACCTCCGGCGCCTGTAGTCGAAGTGAAACGGTTCGCCGGGGTTTGTGGGCTCGACCGGAGCACTGGACAGGAATCCGAATCCCATCCGGATTGCCCAGGCGGACGAGTTGCCTCCCCCGGCCCAGGTCCACTGGCACGTCTCGCTAGCGGGCCAGTCGTCGGTCGCTCCGAGCAGCTCGTAAGCCATTCCGTAGTTGAGGTCAACGTCTGTTGCACCAGTTTCGATGCCGTTCTGCAGGAAATAATCCGTGAGTTCTGTCGGTCCGGTCCAGACGGCCGAGCCCCCCGTCTTGTCCTTGGCACCCATGTTTAGACCGTAAACGTGGAGGAGGAGTTGTCCCACCTCTCCGTCCGAGTAGCCGTCGAGTGGGCCGTTGAACGTCGCTGTTTGAGGCGAGGCCCCGAACATCTGGACGGCGTTGTCAGTGTCACTGCTGTCGTACGGGACCCAGAGGTGAACTCCCGTGGTCGGCATGTTTCCGCCGCGCACTGCCACACCCCCGGCGCAGAGGATGAATCCCGGGTCAACACCGGCGGAGCCATCTACCGAACTAACCGAGGCCAGCGTCGCAGTCAGCGTAATCGCTCCGGCACCTGCCTCGCCGGACGTGACCGTGTGGTAGAACGGAGCCCAAGCCGGGTGGAAACTGAACTGCCACCCTACTCCATTAGGCGCTGTCGCGTCCAGGATGAACTGTGTGTCGGCCTCCCAGGTGAGGGCAGAATCAGACAGCTGGGCAGTGAAGAGCTGGTTGTTATCTACTGCGCCCCATGCAACGAGGCCCACGAGCACGTCGCCTGCGACCCATGTCGTATCCGGCGTGAATACTATGTCCAAGGTACCCCCGACGGGAATGTTCCTCGATGCGGCGTTTGGCGCGGCGCCGACCTTGCTCAGCGCCATGCTACTGTCCTATCGGGCCACCGATGCGGGACCAGAACGAGCCGGGGGCGTCGTAGAAACCCTTCCTGCCCTGGCCGCTCGGCTTGCTCCGCGCCCACGCCACAACCTCATCGACGTTGAACTGCTTGGTCTCTCGAGTCGCGCTCGTGAGGACCGCGTTGTAGAGGCCGAACTGTTCGCTCGCCTTCTGGGAAATCTGGAGTTCGTTCAGGAACAGCTTCCCGGCGGCGTAGGCCGGGAGCGCGTCCTGGTACTCGCGCGGAAGCTGCGGCTCGTCGCTGTCGCCGCTCAGCGCGTTCGGAACGAACATGTAGATGCCGCTGATGGTGTATTCCCTATCCGGCGTCGGAATCATCGTCGCGGTGTATCGCAAGGGCGGCTCGCCGTCCGCGTCCAAGTTGGTGCTGGAGATGTAGTACCACCGGGGGCACCCGCCGAAGCTCTGGCGGTAGGTGCGCTTCAGGTTGACGCCCTCCATCGGCGTGACCCTCTCCAGCTTCTGCCCGCCCGCGAGGGTCTGGTCGTCCAGGACTGCAAGCTGGAACACGCGGTTGATGGAGACATCCGAGGGGAACTCGAACGTGTTTGTATCGACCACGGTGTCCACCTCGAAATCGGTGAACAGCCAAGGCCATCGTTCCTCGTTGCTGAATCGCCGCAGGCCCTCGTTGAGGGCGCGGGTGATTTCGTCGTCCGTGAAGAAGTCGGCGGTGCCAACCTCTCCTAGGCGCTCACGGGTATCGACGATGAGTTCGCTCAGGTCCATCTCTACCTCGCGATGCGGTTGTTAGACGACGTACTGCTCGCCCTCGGCTTCGATGACCAGCGTCAGCGTGGTAGCGGCTCCACCCACGAGGAAGTCCGTCGAGACGAGCTTCAGCGCGCAGTAGTAGTCGTACGACTGCTTGGCTGCCACCGGGTAATCGAAGAACAGTTCCGTGCCCGCAGCGTTGGCGCCGGTGGCGCCCAGGTACAGGCGGAATGTGTCCGCGGCCAGCTTGTTGGCGACGTGGATGTGGCGAATCACGTCGTAGATGAGCGCGGACGAGTTGTTGTACACGTTGGTCGTGTATACCGTCGTCAGCGCGGTTGGACCGAAGGTGCGCTTCAGCGTACCGGCCATCTTACTTCTCCTTCTTGTAGAGCCGCAGGCGCGACTCGCACTCGGGGCAGAACAGGAATGCCTTGAAGGGTTCCATCGTTACGATGTCCACCTCTGAGAGGAACCCGTCGCAGAGGTTAGAGGGGCACGGGTGCTGTAGTCCCGTGAAGTACTTCTCCATGTCACGGTGAGCCTTCAGGTCTAGGGCGTCCATTAGTACGCCGATACTTCTGAGAATCGAATGGTCACACCGTGGATGGCAACCTCCCGACCAGGTTGTGTGATACGGACGACGATGCCCTCGTTCTGCACGAGGTGAATCGGATACACAACCTGGTCGGGAGCAGCTGGGCTCGGGTAAAGCGGGATGCCGCTGAAGATGCCCGCAGGTACACCAGCGGTCGTTCCTGGCGCGAGGATGGGGTCACCACCGGCAACCGCGACACCCGTCAAGGGTTGGCCGCGGACTTTGCGAAGCGGGTTGGTGGCGAGCGTTTTGGTTCCCGCGCCGAGGGCCGCAGTCGTGGGGACACGGAAGGTCGCAGTTGGGGCCGCGAACGATGTCCTCAACTTCTCCGGCGTCTGTAGAGCGCCACCGGTTCCGTCCACCGTCCAGCCTGTCGCCTTGATGACATTGTAAGACATCTCACCGGCGACGAAGGCGGTAGTGACCACGACGTACTCCAGCATAACGCTGTGAACGATGACGATGTTTGTACCTGTATATCGGAGCTGGAACAGTTCGCCGTTCGTCAATGCTCCGGCGGCGATTGAGCCTGTCTCGCCGAACGCAATATACTGCCCGAGTGAACCCATCCCAGGCGGGCGCACGTCAACATGCAGGGGTTGGTCTCCCGATGCGGTGTCCACCGGGCCGACCTTCGCCACGTTCGCTGCGGTGTTCGGGTCGTTGATGACTGCCATCAGTTCTCCTAGGTGACCGCCACGAAGGCGTATGTTCCGACGACGACGCTAGGCGCCCACCAGTAGACGCGGAGGCTGGTTGCGTCGAGTGCGTAGGCGGTGCAATCGATGAGGTCCATCTCGGGCTCGTCCCGAGCGTCGCCCTTGCTGGTAATCTTGGCCGCACTCTGGCGCACGGTGTAGTCCCTGTCGGCCGTCAGACCGGAGAGTCCGGTAACGTCGAACGTCCCGCTCAGCCGTGCCGTGCCGAGGTCCTTCGTGAATGCGGTGATGGTGCCGGAGCCGCCGGATGCACCGGCCGGTCCCGTGAGGCCGGGAGGCCCCGGCCAACCGTCGTCACCGTCCTCACCAAAGATGGCCTGCCCCGGGGGTCCCTGGGGACCAGTCGCTCCCGGCGTCCCGGGTGCTCCCGCGGCTCCAGCCGCTCCCGGAGCCCCGGGCCAGCCGTCATCTCCGTCTTCACCGAAGATGGCTTGCCCGGGTGGTCCTTGCGGGCCGGTCGGTCCTACGTTTCCCTGGGTACCCTGCGGGCCTTGCGGACCCGCCGCCCCTGGGATTCCTTGCGGCCCTTCGTCGCCTTCCGGCCCTTCGAAGCCCGGGACGGCTGGTCCCGTCGGCCCCGCCGGTCCGGTGTTTCCTTGCTGCCCCGCTGCTCCTGGCGCTCCTGGGGGTCCTGGCCATCCGTCGTCGCCGTCTTCCCCAAATACCGCCTGTCCAATCGGTCCCTGCGGGCCTGTAGCGCCCGGGCTTCCGGCGTTGCCTTGCGTTCCTTGTGGACCTTGGGGACCGGGGAATCCCTGCGGGCCTTCGTCGCCATCGCTTCCGTCAGCGCCCGGAGGGCCTTGGGGCCCTGCGGCTCCTGCCGGTCCTGCGCTCCCTGCGCTCCCTGACGGACCCTGCACCCCCTGAGGCCCTGCAATCGGCCATCCGTCCAAGCCATCTTCGCCGTCGAGGCCCGGCAACCCTTGTGGCCCCGAAGGTCCTGTGGGACCAGCCGGGCCAGCACCACCCCCACCGGAGCCGGTGAGATACGGAAGCGCCGACCACGCATCGGTACCATTTCCGAACTTCAGTTTGCCGGTGTCGGTCTCGAGACCGGGCTCACCATCAGCGAGTGTGGGATTCGCGAGGGTCCATTGGGCTGCAGTGCCCCTGCGGACCTGAATCTCGTCGAAGCGGGGCATTACGGCGTCCCGCCGTCAACGTCCTCCGCGTCGCCGGACTTGTCCACACTGTTCTCAAAGCCCATGCCGTTTCCGACCCCCGCCATCGCAATCATCAGGTTGAACAGCTCGAACGCCAGCATCCGGCGATTCAAACGCGGGTGCGCGTACAGGTTGCCGTCGATGTACGTGGCGACCACGGAACCGTCATCTTCCTTGATGTACAGTTGCACTAGAAGACCTTCTTCTCGACGGTCCCCGGGTACCACGGCTTCTTGTTGTCGTCAGCCGGGCTGAACTGCTCCCGCCACTTGCGGATTCCCTTGGTGCCGTCGGGGTCTCCGGGACCGGCCAGGCCCTCGTTGGTGGGGAGCATCGTGGCCATGCGCTCCTCTTTCGAGTGCTCGCGCTCGGCCTTCAGCTGGCCGATGGCGATGCCGACGGCCTCGGCGCGGTAGTCGCGCTTCAGCTCTGCCCCGCATGTGTAACAGCCCGGAACGCTGCGGCTAGCTACTTCATAGCTAGTCGAGCATTCCGGGCATCTGAAGACGTACGTGGCCAAGGTTCCTCCCTTAGCTGTTGCTGCGTCCAGTATCGACGATGAGGTAAATCTCGAAGTAGTCCGTCGCGGTCCCGCAGTTGCGGATGGTGACCGTGACCGGCCCCTTCACCACAACGTCCAGAGGAGTAGTTGCCCCTGCCGCGGCGCCGGTGGCATCCGCTCCGACCACGTTCAGGCCGGTAACTGTGTCGTCCAGCTTGAAGAAGACCTTCTTGCCGGGGGCGGTCTTGTAGTCGCGGTCCGCTGCATCGAGGTAGAAGATGACGCCATCGGCATCCTTCAGCTCGACAATCTCGGCCGCGTCGGTGCCGTCGCCCGCCTTCGCGGACGAGGCCCAGTTGTGCGCGTAGAACCCGATGACCTTGCAGTACCGGGAGCCGAGGTCAACGGTGCCGAGGACCTTGGGGTTCGTGTTCGTGACCGCAGCGAGCGGCCCAACCTGCTTGAAAGCCATGCCAACTCCTCAGGAGCGGGAAGGGGCTAAGGGCCAGCGGCCCTCGCCCCCACCGCCGAGTTAGTGTTACGAGGTTGTGACCACCGTGCGGGCACTCTGGACCGAGCCCCTGCTCGTCTTGGCGATGGTTGCCGGGTTGAACCCGTAGAACCCCGCCTTGGAGCGGCCGGAGAACCGGACGCGCCGGTCCACGAGCCAGCGAACGTACGCGACGTACGACGTGGAGGCGGTCAGGCCGGTGAAGGCATCCGTCGCTCCGGTCGTGCCGGTCGCGCGGATGACGCCCACCAGGGGACCATCCTCATCGGTGTCGGTGCCGCGCTTGAACAGCGCCACCTCGACCCCGAGTCGGCCGTTCGCCCCACCTGCCAGGTCATCCGTGTGAACGTCCACCTGAATCTTCAGGGCAGCGCCGATGACCGCAGGCACGCCGGAAGCGGCGGCCGAGGTGCTGGGCACCGGGATGTCCTGGTACTTTGTCACCGTCTCGCCGGAGATGGAGGTCCCGCGGTTGGCTCCCGCCAGCCGTGCCCCATCACCATCGTTGGTCGGACGGCCATCGAAGTTGGTGTACGTGTACCGGCCAGCAGCCGCACCGCTCAGATAGGCAGCACCCGTGAGGGAGCGGCCGAAGCGGTCCGTGCCGGTGTCCGCTGCACGACCCGTCTTGTCGATGGGGTTACCGGGAGTGCTGCCCCCGGGAACTCCAGCGCCGAGGTAGGCGGTTTTGGTGGCGCCTGCGCCTCCACCCGCCTGTCGCGTGACGGTCGTGCTTGGACCACCCGTCAACCCACCAGTGTTCTGGTCGGCGTTGTAGGTGTCACTCTTGCGGGAACCGGTCGAGTCCTCGACGCCACCAGCCCCGAAAGTTCCGGTTGCGTGCGTCGGGCTCGAAGGGCCCTTGATGGAAGAGCCGTCCTTGGTGCCGGGGATGGGACCGACGTAGGTCGCACCGGCAGCACCGCGGAGTCCCTTCTTGGGGTTCTGAGGACCACCGCGAGCTGAATCGTCGCGGGGCCAGGTAACGGTCGTGATGGTGACTGCCATGACTGCCCCCTTAGTTTCCGGTGTCCACGATAACGTCGAGTTCGACGTAGTCGGTGGCGGTACCGCAGTTACGGATGGTCACCGTCAGCGGACCCTTGACCGGAGGAAGCGGCGCATACGTGTTCGAGACCCCGGCCAGCGTGGCACCGGTCTGGTCAACATACGTGTGGCCGGTGATGCCGGTCGTGGTGTCGTCCTTGGAGAACACGTAGTTCTTCGCCGAGGTCGCGTAGTCCACGTCGGCCGCGTCCAGGTAGAAGATGTTGCCGTCCGCGTCCTTCAGCTCCACCCGGATAGCGGTGTCGGCACCAGCGACGGACTTCGCCGAGCTGGACCAAAGCCGCGCCTTCATGCTCACGGGACGGGCGTAGGTCGCGCCGAGACCGAGCGTGCCCAGGATGGTGGGCGCGGCCGAGGTCAGTCCCTCGATGTGACGCTTCTTGTAGGCCATTTCCTTACTCCTCTGTTTGGGACTTGAGACGGGCTGCCAGGGCTGCGCCCCTCAACGGCTTCCCGTTCTTGTCCACTGGTTGCCCCTCATCGGGGTCTGGTTGGGCCTCTAGTAGGGCCTCTGGTTGGGAGTGACCGAAGAACGCTTCTCGAATGCTCTTGCTGGCCTTTGGAAACTGCCGGAGAACCTGCGGGCGGTTGGGCCCGATTTCTTCCGCGAGAAGGTATACCTGCCGGTCGTAATCGTTCAAACTCTCGAGCTTGGCAATGACAGCCGGTGCATTCATGTTGCGCGTCTTAGCAACGGCCTCAGCCACGCGGTCGTCAACCGACCGGGACTTGCGGTCCGCGATGCGCTTCCTCGAAGACTCCAGGTTGGCGGCTGCGTTGACCGCCCTCTGGGCCTCCCGCTCAGTCATTCGCTTCTTGGAATCCAAGACTTCGAATGAGCGGGAATCCATCATCTTCATGCAATCCTCCTAGTTCAGAGGTCCCGGGGCCTCAGGACTTTCATCTTTCCGGTCTCCCGCTCAGCAGGATTCCTTCTTGATTTCCGTCCGTTGGCCCCGGTCCTCTACCCCCTACAACGTCCGATGGTCTAGCCATCCGCGACGCTCATTCAGGCCTGGGCTCTCTGTCCTCGGTTTCACCCTTGGACTCCTGCTTACACCTTCGGGGGTGGTCCCCTTACCCTGCGCTAGTACAGGTTCGGGTACCTCTGTTACGAGGTGGTGACCGCCGTTGCGAAGCCGTGGCTCCGGCGCGAGTCGGTCAGGAGCTGCCCCATCGACAGGATGAGGGCGACCTTGGCGTCCTGGTTGTACGGACGCTGGAACTCGGTCAGGCTCAGCCATGCGGCCGAGTGCTGCACGAACTCCAAGCGGTCGCTGTTCAGCATGTAGATGGTGCCCGACGGGACGTCCGGCTCGAAGATGAGCGGCACGCCCTGGAAGGCGATGTTCTCGAACCCGAGGTCCGCCATGCCGTTGTCGTTGAACCGCATGTTCGGGACCGCGAGGGCCTGGTACGCCTCGTACACGGCCTGCGACGCGAACGCAACGTCCGCCCGGCTCTTGTTGACCCGGATGGTGTTCGCGAGGTTCACCATCGCCGACACGCCGTCGAAGGTCGTGAGGTCGATGGTACCGGCCTTGGTGGACTTCCACCAGGTGTACGTGTTGGGGTCGATGCCCGCGATGGTGCCCGAGTCCTTCACCAGGACCGGGACGCTGTTGAAGTCCTTGCCGCCGTTACCGACGGACGAGGCCCACAGCATCGCGTTCATGTCGTCCGCAACCGAGATGCGGAGCTGGTCCACCTTCGCCTGCAAGAGGTTGATGAGCTGGGCCGCACCGGAGTTCTTCCGAACTTCCTCGCCGGAGATGACGACGGAGCCAGCTTGCTGGCGCCACTCGTACTCCGCCCAACCCAGGCCCTCCTGGGGCGTGGTGTCGATGATGTCGTAGCCCGAGTAGGTCGTCACCGTGTCGTTGAAGGCGAACAGAAGCGGGCGCCGAATCACGGAACCACCGTCGAGCGTCACACGGGACTTGGAGTTCAACCAAGCCGTGAGGGCGTTGTCGGTCGTGATTTGGTCGGCCAGCTTCGGGCGCACCTTGTCGAGCGTGGTGGAGACCAGAACATCGAACTGGTCGCTGTAGATGCTCATGTCAGGGGTTCCTTAGCTGTTGGCTACTTGGCCCCGGCATGTCCCTTGCGAAAGACGTCCTTCCAGCTTAGACCCGCATCTTCCTGCGCTTGGAACGCAGCCTCCCGAACAACGTCCTTCAGGCTCTTGTCTTTGGTGTCCAAGACCTTCTTGCCGCCGTCGGTGGAACGCGGGGGAAGACCGCCGGACGCAACCCGCTTAGCGGACTGCTGACGGACCTTCGCCACCTCCGAGTCGATGGCCTTCCTTTGCTGGAGAACGAGTCGGGAGTACAAGACTTCGGGGTCGCCGATGCCTTCCCTCGCGGCATACTGCAGGACTTGGGTGCGGGTGGCACCCGGAATCTTGCCGTATTCCTCTTCCAACTTGTCCAGCGAGGAGTTCCAGAAACTGGAGGTCTCGCGGATGGACTCGGTCTCGCTCAGCTTCTCGACGGTCTCTTCCAGGTTCATCAGTTGCTTTGCGAGAGGCAGCGCCGTCTTGCGCGCGTACTCTAGCTCGTCAGGTGAGACCTGTTCGAGGTCGCCCAGGATGGCAGCGAGGATGGCGTCGTCCGTGATTTCCACGGGATCCTCCGGTTCCTCGGGTGCCGCTGGCGCTTCCGGTTCCTTCGCAAGCTCTGCCTGGAGCTTGCGGATAGTGCTGTCCCGCTGAGACAGAGCAGAGATTACGTTCTGCTTCTGCTCGTCGGACAAGCCTTCGAGGCTCGTGCCCCAGTAATCGTCCGGGAGAACATCGTCTGTACCGTCTCCGGCCTCGGAACCGTTCTCACCGGCGCTGGCGCCGTCACCACTAGCAGCCGTACCGTCGGCACTCGGGACTTCCGTGCCTTCGTCACTACCGTTGGCCAGGTCCTCGAACGGGTCGATGTCGTTGCCATCGAGCGTGTCGAGGAATCCCGACTCCTGCAGCGCATCGCCCAGCTCGCTGGTCACCTGCACTGCTTCGCCCTTGTGGGGCATGGTTCACCTCCTGGCTGTACACTTCGGCCTCGGGCTCTCGCCTGTACCTAGTGCCTCGGTCTTCGGTGTGTTATCCGCCACCTGCGGCGGGGGTCAGCCTCAGGCCCGGGGCGCCCGGTTGCGGGGCGGCTCCCATCGCTTGCGCCTGAGCAAGTTGGTTCTCGGCCTGGACCTCGGCCGGGTTCTTCACCAGCCGGTTCACGTCGTCCATCCGGTAGCCCATCTCGAGGGCGGCCATCTTCAGGAACTCGTACCTGTCGGTCTCCTGGAGCGGCAGGGCGAGGTTCATCAGCAGCAGGAACCTCTGGACGCGCTGGTCGCGAGTGAGGTTCTCGCGCGGGGTGATGGCGATTTCGATGTCGCTGTCGAGCGCGATATCCTGGGCGCTCCACGCCCATTCGAAGTCCTTGCCGAGGTCGTCGGTGTACCTCAGGATTCGGTCCTGGTCGTAGTACAGCATCATCAGCTGGAGCATCGTCTTGGAGATGGCGAGATACCACTCCTCCATCGCGCTCCGGCGCTCGGACTGGCGCATGTCGCCGCGGTCCGTGACCTGCTGCACCTCAGTCGCCGTATGGCGGCCGCCGGGGAACAGGCCGCGCATGACCTCGTTCGCCCCCGTGCCTTCGCGCATCTCAGCCTGAATCTTCTCGGGAACGTCGAACGCCTCCTGCGGGAGGGGCGGCGGGACGAGGGGCTGAATGGCGTCGCCGGAGACGCCGTTGGTGCCAACGAACGCGCCCCACTCCGCCGACTTCAGGGCTTCCTTGCCCGCTTGCGTCAGCGCGTCCTCAGGGCCGATGACCTTCGGAATGGTCCGCTCGATGTGCGTCGCGAGGTTGTTCCGGTACTGGTCCAGCTCCTCCAGCGCGGGCCAGATGACCCGCATGTCCCCGAGACCCTCCAGCTGCGAGTTGTCCTTGCGGATGATGAGGGGCTTGAAGGGGTTGCGGTCCTCCAAGTCGGAGTTGAACATCAGGGGGTTCTCGCGCTGGAACAGCACAAGCTCCGAGTTGCCCTTCGGGAAGGTGGTCACCAGGCCGGTCTCGAAGTCCCAGAACTCGACTACGGTGCAGCGCAGGTCGTCCGAGAACTCATCCTCCTCTACCTCGCGGTAGAGGTCGGCGTCGCCGTAGTCGGCGACCCTGGTGTCCCCGCCGAGGTCCTTCAAGAGCTTGTCGCCCTTCTCCTCGCCGTACCGCTCGTGAACGAAGTCCTTCCAGACGGGATGGTTCTTCACTTCGTAGGGGGACATGAACGTGTACTGGGCGACCCAGCGGACGTCCTCGATGCGCTTCGCGGTCGGGTCCGGGCGGATGAGCTGCCAGGGAACGTAGTCCACGCACACCCGGTCCCGGATGACGATATCGACGTTCTGGGTAAGGTTCAGCTCCTCGTCCGGCACGTCGTCATAGGAGATGTTGCGCTTGACCGCAATCTCCTCAATCTGCTTCCGCAAGGCTTCCGCCGGGACATCCATCGTCCCCTGCGCTTCCTTGTAGTCGTAGTACACCTTAACCCAGCCGATATCGACCAGGAGAGAATCCTTCACCGCGTCCTTCGCGTGCTTCTGCCCCTTCGAGTCGCGCCACGCCTGGTTGAGACCGGCGGTGCTCGCGAGCGCCTGGAGCTGCGTGCCGTGGGCGGCGTTGCGGCAGATGAACTCTACATCCACCGCCGTCATGCTGGCGTACATCGTGTCGATGACGCCAATGCCAGAGGTCACCGAGACGACGTGGCCCTCGTCGGTTACCTGGTCTTCCTGCAGGTTGTTCTCGTAGCGAGAGACGAACCGCTTCCGGAGGGGCTCCGACTTCCTGAACTTGTTGTCGGCGACTATGAGGCGCCTGCCGTAGACCTTCAGCAGGCCCTCGTCCTCGTCCAGGGCGGGGTTGTAGATGGTTTCGAGCGGCAACTAACTCTCCTGGGGCCGGAAGCGGGCGTCCCTGCCGCGGTGCAGGTCGTCGCGGGGCCTTCTAGAAACGAGCTGGCCCCCGCCGATTGGTCCCGGCTCGAAGGTCGGGCGCCGCCTGCCCCGACGGGGGTCCGCAGGCGCCATCAGCTGCTCGATAACGTGTCCATAGGTGCGCGGCCCGGGGGTCTCTTTGGGCGGTTCGTCGCCTTCTCTGGGCCGCAGGGGAATCATAGAGACGCCGTACCGCAGGGCGTCTACGATGTGACTAGTCCAGTCGTGGACTGGGGTGTCTCCGGTACGGATGCCGTCTTTGTCCAGCTTCCACTTGTGGGTGCCGAGGGCATTCGAGACGCGCTTGGTGCGCTGGCTGTCAACGAGGACCCGGCCGTCTGCCATCATGTTGCTCAGGATGCGGATTGCGTAGTCCTGGGGCTTCCGCGGGGCGGCCATGATGTTGACGCCAGCGGCGCGCAAGTCCTCGATGACAGAGGTCTTCATTCCGACCCGACGCTGCTCACCGGCAGGGTCACCGTAGTTTCCGCGAGGGACAACGCCTTCGGGGAGTTCGGCCTCGACCCAAGCGTGGTAGGCGTCGGCCCACTCCTTCGAGGACATGTCCTTGCCCTCAATCATGTCGATGACAGAGATGCTCGGAAGAAGGATGCTACGTTCCTTCAAATCGACTACCTTCCAGTCGAGCTGGAAGAAGACGCAGACGCCGGGGTCACCGATGCCGAAGTCCCAGCAGGTGTACACGGGCAGTTCGCGGCGGTACTGGAGGGGAACGCAGAATCGCTTGTCGTCCCATTCAGGGAAGACGCCGCCCTCCACGAGGCCGATGAAGTGACCCAACACTTCCTGCTCGTGCCAGCGGCCGCTGTACGACACGTCCATCTCGTCCAGGTAGTCACTGTCGAGGTGGATGTTCTCGCGCATCGGCGCGTTGTACCAGTGCGAGTCCTTGTACTCCGTGGAGTGCAGGTCGCCTTCGTCGTGGAAGACGCGGTGCATCCAGTCGTACCCATTGGGTGTGGACGCCACCCAGGCACCGCGCTTATAACCGGGCTGCCGTAGACGCCCCGTTACGAGCTTCCAGTCCTGGAGAGAAACGTTGCGCCCTTCGTCGATGAAGGCCCACGAGTACTCCGGCCCACGGATGATATTGTCGGGCTTGTCCAACGACCGTAGCCTGATGATGGCGCCGTTCCGCAAAGTCAATGTGTTCGTTGACTTCTTGAAATCCTTCTCGAAGTCAGCGACGCCGGTGACGGCGCAAATCTCCTGCAGCTTGGTGACGATGACGTCATCCAACGCGCGGTACGATGCCGCGGCAATCAAGCCGTGTGGGGGATGGTAGATTCCGTGTGGCTTGGGCTGCAGGGCGAACTTGAGACCGCGGAGGATTCCCGCGTAAGTCTTGCCAGAGCCAAGACCGCCGATGAAGGCGGAGAACTTCTCGTCACCCAGGACGAACTCCGTCTGGGCGCCGGGGTTGAGCTTGAGGCTGCCGAGGTTCACTACATCCCGTCCGGGACGCGCACGGTGTAGAACCTGGTCCTGCGCGAGTGATTTTGCACGGCGCCGATGATTTCCTCAGGGCGGATGTGGAGAGCCTGGGCCAGCTTCTCGATGCTGCCAGCCTCCTGCACCATCAGGTCCGAGACTTCGACGGTGTGGAGGTCGTCCACGCCGGGCTCCCAGATGTTGATGCCGCCGAACTCCTCGTCCGGGGCGGGCTTGAGGAAGAACTCCTCGCGCAACTCCATCCTGCTGGCGTTGTCCCAGGGTAGCGGCGTCGTATCGATGAGGTCATAGCCGGAGTAGGACATGACAGGCTTCGTGTCGTTAGGAAGCAGGTTCACCATCGTCGCCTCCGAGCAGGGCCGCAAAGGCGTCTTCGGGTTCATCTTCGGACTCGTCAGGAGCCAGATTTCCCTTCGGCTTGCCCCAGGCGTACTCGAGGACGGTCAGGGCGGCCTTGAAACGAAGCTCAGGCTTCACATCATCGAAGCCGCTGGTGCCGCGGGCGATGCGAACGATGACATCTACAGAGTCCGAGACGCCCCGTAAAAGGGCATCCCGGGCGGCCGCATCTGGGTCTTTAGCGCGGCGGCGGGACTCTCCGGACTTTCTCCCGGCTTCCCGAGCGGATTCAACGTCGAACGGCATGTTCTTCCTCCCAGAA